CCTTGCGCGTCCGCTCCAGGTCCGCCAGGTCGTTCTCGGCACGCTGGCGGGCCAGGGACACCTCGGGCGAGCTGGCTTCGCGTGCCCGGAGGTTCATCACGCGGTCCTGGGCGGCCCGGACCCGGGCGTCGAATGACCGCGAGAGATAGTCCCGGCAGACCTTGATGAAGTGCTGGCGCTCTTCCTGGCAACGGGCGCGTGCACCCATCTGGTAGGTGCTCTTCAGGAAGTCGCAGGCGGGGGTCGGGTCGAGCGGTTCGACCTCCGTAGGCGGCGCGGGGTGCGCGGGCAGGTCGAGCAGGCTGTCGGCCGGGACGACGGAGAAGCGATCGGCTTCTGACGCCTGCAGGTCTTCCCGAACGGCCACGAGTTCCGCAAAGAGCGTGTCCGGTTCTCCCGTGGTCTTCTGACCGCGGATGGCCATCTCGAAGAAGTGGAGGCGATACGGAGTCTTGGCCATCGGGTCCACGTACACGGCCACGCGGCCGACAAGTCCAGACAGTTCTTCGTTTAGCCGCTCGTCCACCGCGGCGTAGAGCGGGTGGCCTGGACCGAGCAGAACGGCGTCGAGGTGCTGGTCCTGGTCGAGGTGCTCCTTGTGGAAGGTCACCTTGCGGTAGGATTCGTCCGGCTTGCCAAGACGGCGGACGGCAGCCAAGCGGTCCGAGCGCAGATCGGCCAGGACGTGCTCGACACGCCAGAGGCCGTCTGCCCGCGGCTCGACCTTCAGGCCCACGGTCCGGGCCGCTTCAAGGAAGTGGCGCTCGACGTACTTCGGCATGAGGCGTCGCTCTTCGGCCTCGGCATTCGACCGTTGGAAGGCGGAGAAGTCTACGTTGGCCCGCGCCAGCGCGATGCCCGTGGCCTCCTCGTAGCGGCGAAGTTTCTGCGGGTCGATGCGTTCGATCTGGTCGAGGTACTCGTCGAGCCGGCGGGGGTCGTGGGCCGCCTCGCGGAGCATTTCCGGCAAATTCACATCGTTGAGCGAGAGGACCTCGCCGATCACGTCGAAGACGCGGTCGGCCAGGACGTCACGCATCTGGTCCATCTTTTCGAGCAGCCGGTGGAGGATGCGGCCCTCGATGATGGGCTGGCCTTCCTCGGAATCGCTGGCCACGAAGTTGAAGACGTGGCACTCGCGCTCCTGCCCGATGCGGTGGATGCGGCCGAGGCGCTGTTCGAGGCGCGTCGGGTTCCAGGGCAGGTCGTAGTTGATCATCAGGTGGCAGAACTGGAGATTGATACCTTCGCCCGCGGCCTCAGTGGCCACGCAGACCTGGGATGCCGTGCGGAACTGCTCCTGAGCGCGCTTGCGCTCGTGCGGGTTCATGCCGCCGTGAATGTGGCAGATGGAGTAGCGCCACCGCTGGAGGTGGTCGCAGAGGTAGGTGAGCGTGTCACGGTGCTCGGTGAAGACCAGGAGCTTGCCCCGTCCGTCGTGAAGCTCGCTGAACTGGGCACGTTCCATGCATTCCCGCAGCGCGGCCAGCTTGGAGTCCGTGGCATGCTCGCGTACGCGGCGGGCCTGGGCCAGGAGGTCGCGGAGGGCGGCGATTTCCGCACGCAACTGGTCGAGCTCCACGGCGGCCGTGACCTCGTCCACCAGGCGGTCGCGGGTCTCATCGTCAAGGTCGTCCTCATCCTGCTCGGCGTCGGGCAAACGGCCCTGCAACTGCGCCAGGCGACGTGTGCGCTGGGCCGGCGCAAGTTCCTGGAGTTCCTTCAGCAGGTCTTCCTGTCGCTCCAGCCGCCGCCGGATGGACTCGCAGATGGCAAAGGTGGAACTGGCCAGGCGTCGCTGAAGAACGGTTCGCGCCAGGGCGACGCTCGCCTTCTTGCGGCCACTTGCCTGCGGCAGGAAGCGGTTGATGAAGGCCGTAACGGCCTTATAGAGGTCGTACTCCTCCCGGTTCAGTTTGAAGGTGACGGTGTGGGCGTGCCGGTCGGGGAAGAGCCGGCGGCCATGAATGTCCTTCAGGTCCTCTTTCAGACGACGCAGCGCCCAGGGGCAGTTGGGGCCGAGCCGAAGGATGTCGCGCCGGATTTCGCCGGCCCTGTCCGCAAGCCGATGCGGTTCGGGAAAGAGGTCGTGGTCCAGGAGGCGAATGAAATGGGCGAAGCGGTCGTCATCCCCGTGATGGGGGGTGGCCGTCAGCATGAGCACGTGGTCCGCAAAGGCGGTGAGCCGCTCGGCAAGTTGATAGCGCTTGGTTTTCTCGGCCTCATCGCCGCGGGAAGCGGAGTGCTTGGTGTATGCGCTGCACTTGTGGGCCTCGTCGATAACCAGCAGGTCCCAGCGTTGCTGCCAGACGCGCTCGCGGACATCGTCCTGCTTGGCATAGTCGAGGGACGCGATGACCTGGTTGCATCGCTGCCAAGGGTTCACCAGTTGCTGCTGGTCCACCGCCGAGAAGATGATGTCGAACGGCTCGCCGAACCAGCGCAGAAGCTCGTCTTGCCACTGGATGGTGAGCGGCGCGGGGCAGAGGATGAGAACGCGCTCGATGGCCTGGCGGAGCTTGAGTTCCTTGATGAGCAGGCCGGCCATGATGGTCTTGCCCGCGCCGGGGTCGTCCGCCAAGAGAAACCTCAGCCGCGGCTGCGGGAGCATCTTGAGGTAGACCGCCTCGATCTGGTGAGGCAGCGTTCGGATGCCGGAAAGGCTGACCGCAAACTGCCGGTCATGGGCATAGGCCAGGCGAATGCGCGCGGACTCGATGAGGAGCCGGGCCTTTTCCGCGTCCGCCGTCGGGGCCTTGGCGGATACCAGGACCGTCTGACCGAAGACGGTATTGGCCTCGTCGAGGGAGAGGATGGCCTCATCCGGCGTCCCATCGGCCAGGCGAACGCGGCACTCGAATCCCGCACCGATATGCCGGACTGCCTCCAGCACCACCGGCTCGGGGAAATGGCCGGGGAGCAATATGCGTTTCCCGATGGGGAAGTCTTTCTCGGTCATGTGAGATGTCACTTTGTGCCTCTAGCCTCCGGCTTGACGTGCTGAGGATTCCGCAGGAGCCACTCCTCGATGGTCCCTTTATGGAAGCGCCAGTGCTTGCCGACCTTCGAGGCCGGGATAGCGCCCTTCTGGGCCATCTGGTAGAGCATGGACTTGGAAACCTTCAGATAGGCCGCCAGTTCCTCTATGGTCAAAATCTCATCGGGACCTATTGCCATGTGCAAAGCTCCTCACAGTTCGCCTTCTGGCCATCGCTTCAAACAAACCGAGACGTTATCTCCTGCTGCCTTTTGCTGTCAAGCGAAAAGTTCTCCTGGCTATGATTACACTGGTGGTGCGTGGAAATAAATACGATGACGTATTTTTCTTGCGATAGGGCGGGCGTTGGCGTAGCGTGGGGTATCCGAAAGGAGTCACGCAATGTCACGACGGAGCCCGTATGATGTCGCTCTCTCGGATCAGGAGCGTCAGGCCCTCCAGGCGGCCGCACGGAAGTATACGTCACCGTATTGTGAGGTCATCCGTGCCAAGACAATCCTCCTGGCCGCGGAGGGACTTGAGAATCGCGTCATCGCTGAGCGTCTCAGCTTACCCCGACAGATCGTCAGCAAGTGGCGCAAGCGATTCTGTTACGAACGATTGGCCGGGCTGGAGGACCGCCCGCGCCGAGGGCGGCCGAATGTTTTTCCCCCCGGAGATCGTCGTTGAGATCAAGGCCCTGGCGTGCCAACTGCCCAGTGAGCAAGGCATGCCCTTGTCCCGATGGAGTTCTGCCGACATCGCGAGGGAAGCGGTCCAACGGGGGATCGTTGCCTCCATCAGCGGGCGCACGGTATGGCGGTGGCTGGACGCCGACGCCATCAAGCCGTGGCGGTACCGGAGCGGGATCTTTCCGCGCGACCCTCGGTTTGCCGACAAGGCCGGTCGCGTCCTCGACCTGTACCAAGGGGTGTGGGAAGGCGAGCCCTTGGGGCCGGATGACTACGTGATCAGCGCAGATGAAAAGACGAGCATTCAGGCGCGAGGGCGTATCGCCGAAGGGACGCCGGCATCTCCTGGGCAGGTGCGGCGCGTGGAGTTTGAGTACGAGCGACGCGGGGTTTTGGCATACGTGGCGGCATGGGATGTCCGGCGAGCAAAGGTGTTCGGTCTGTGTGCCCCCACCACGGGAATCGCAACGCACCATCGGCTGGTGGACCTCGTGATGAGGCAGGAACCCTATCGCTCGGCCCGCCGGGTGTTCTGGATCACCGATAACGGCTCGTCGCATCGCGGGGCAGTGTCTGGGAAACGCCTGAGCCAGTGGTATCCCAATGCGGTTCAGATCCACACGCCGGTCCACGCCAGTTGGCTCAACCAGATCGAGATCTACTTTTCCGTCGTGCAGCGAAAGGTCCTGACGCCGAACGAATATCCCGATCTGAGGACACTGGAAAACACGTTGCTGGACTTCCAGCTTCTCTACGAAAGGATTGCCAAGCCCTTCGAGTGGAAGTTCACACGGACCGACTTGGCCGAAGTCCTGGCAAAACTATCGACGTATCAGCCGCAGCCCAATAGGACGGCTGCCTGAAAGGAGAATACGTCACCGAACTTACGACCCAGAGCACTAAGGCCGGCCTGCGTTTCGTCGTAAGTCACTTGCCTCGTGCGGTTTACGAGCATTCGCCCGCCTCGCTGCTGTTCTGCTCGGCTTCGACCACCTTGCCCCGATGCCACGTGAAGGGAACCCTTTCCACGCGCTACGCGCGGGGACCCGCGCGGCGGGCTCAAGAGCAAGGGCGAGGCGTAGGCGGAGGATGAGCCAATGGCGACGGTGACTTTCGTGCATGACGGCGGAGCAATCGACTACACCCCGGCGGCGGACGTCGCGGCCGGGGCGGTCGTGGTCCAGGGTGAGCTGGTCGGCGTGGCCAAGCAGCCCATCGCGGCGAACACGCTGGGAGCGCTGGCGGTCGCGGGGGTCTTCGACTTCCCGAAGGCCACCGGCTCGGCCATCGCCGCTGGGGCCTTGTGCTACTGGGACGCCACCAACCAGCGGGCGACGACCACGGCCACAGATAACTCTTTTCTCGGCAAGTGCGTCAAGGCCGCGGCCGACGCCGACACGACTGTCCGGGTTCGGATGAGCCAGTGAGATGGGCTGTTTGACTGTTTGGCTGTTCGACTGTTGGGCTTTTCGGGATCGGCGCGCAACGGCCCAAATGCCTGCAGCCTGACAGTCTGCAAGCGACCGGAGGGAGCGACGCGTGGGTGACCTGCTCAGGCAAGGAAGCCAATGGCTGGAGCAGCAGCGTGCGGCACACTGCTCCAGCCGGGTCACCTATCGCCGGGGCGATCAGGAGCAGGCGCTGAGCGCGACGTTTGGGCGGACGCAGTATGAGGTCCAGGATGATTTCGGCCTGGTGGTCGCGGTGCACGTGACGGACTTCCTGGTGGCCGCGGCGGACTTCGCCCCGGTCTTCGGCGAGCCACAGCCGGGCGACCGGATCGTCGCCGACGGCGTGGTCCACGAGGTGATGAGCCTCGGCAACCAGGGGCACTGGCGCTGGAGCGACCCGTATCGCACGACGATGCGGATTCACACGAAGCAAGTGGGCGCGGCATGAGCCAGTGCGCAGAACCCACGGAGCAATGTGCATGAGTGCGTGCGCAGAACAGTATGAGCGGGTGTGCAAGGGCGACTTTGCAGCGATTCACGCCAAACTTGATCGGCTGGACGAGGCGATTCGCGGCAACTCCAAGCCCGGCCTCCAGCTTCGCCTGGACCGGCTGGAGGCGGCCGAGGCCGTGCGGTCTCGCCTCTTGTGGATTATCGCGGGATCGACCGTGACGCTGACGGTTGGCGCCATGTGGAAACTGGTCTTCGGAGCATGACGGCATGGCCAAGCGCTGGATCAACTCGATGGACGTGGAGGTCAGCCCCAGCGGCGCGCCGCAGTTCGACATCGCCGGGTGCACGTCCTTCGCGGGCGGCACCAAGACCGTTTCTTCGACGGGAACGCCCGAGCCGCTCGTGGCGACGTCCACCCCGTGCCGGTTCGTGTGGGTGGGGGCTCGCGTGGACAACTCCGGCAACCCGCTCAACGGCTACCCGTGCTTCATCGGCGACTCGGCCAACCAGAACATCCCGGTCATGCCCAGCAACTTTGAGGGGCTGATCATTCGGATCGACGACGCCGGCAAGGTCTACGTCCGCGTCGCCGGCAGCGGCAACGGCGTGGCGTACCGCATCTTCGCGTGAGGCGATTGTGGCGACGATCACAAGTGCACAATCCGGCTACTGGAACGCCCCCGGCACCTGGCAGGGCGGCGTCGTACCCGACCTGACCGTTGACGATGTGGTCATCGCCGCGAACCACACCGTCACGACGGATGGGTCCGCTCTTACGCTTTCTGCCAATCGGACCATTACCGTCTTCGGGGAGCTCAAACTTGAAACGCCGCTGACGGTCGAAGGCAACGCGTCGATCGACGTCCATGGCAGCAGCCTATATGTCCACAACGATCTGTTGGTTAAGGGTTGGTTTCGGCTCTATGAAGGCGCCTGTGCTTACGTCGAGTGCAGCGGAAGCCTCATCGTCGCCAACTACGCCTACCTCATCGTCAGTTACGATGCCTTGCTCGTCGTCTCCGGTGACGGCCGTCTGACCGTCAGACGTTACGGAGTCGTCTATCACGTCGGCACCGTCCATTTCGACGCTGGAAGTCAGTCCGACCTGTTCGGTCCCGCCTGGTGGATGAGCGAGGAGGCCGACCTGTACCTGGGTTCGGGCGCCGTGGTCCGCCTTTATCGCGGGATGAGTCTCGCCGGCCGGTTTATCAGCGAGGGTGGGAAGATCGTCATGCTCCGCCGGGAGACGTGTCTCAGCGACGCCGGGGGGAATTCCTTGTTCGTGTGCGAGCAGGTCTACGGCCACGGACCGACCCTGGTCGCATAGGAGAGCGCCGCATGGCAGGGACCGGAAGACCGATGGAACTCTCGGCCGTCGAGTGGGCGGTTATCGAACGGATGCGAAGGACACCGGAAGAGCGTCAAGCCGACCTGGATGCCCGCGAACAAAGATGGTGGGCCGCCTTGACGCCGGAACAGCGGCAGGCCGAAGAGGCCCGTGCCGCGCGGATCGAGGCGATGACCCCCACCGAGCGTCGGGCGTATTGGGCAGGCCGTCGCCTGGCGGGGATCGCCTGGGCCCTGCGCCAAGACGTCGCCAAGGGCGTGGACCTGGCCGAAATACTGGCGGCCGTCGAGCCGTCAAGCAGGCCCGACGTGGATTGGCTGGTCGGTGAAGTGAAGAAGGGGGACTGACGCATGGCACGGATCGCGGACATCGCGGACGCGGTCGTGACGGCACTGAACGGCCACACGTTCAGTCAGCCGTTCACGGCGGCGCGGGCGTATCGGCCCGTCTTCGACCTGAAGGACATGACCGACCTTCACGTGACGGTCGTGCCCAAGGGCGTGGAACTGACCACCGCCGGACGCGGTCTGGCGCAGAGCGACGTGCAGATCGACATCGGCGTCCAGAAGAAACTCGCCGCCGGCGACAACGCGGAGATCGACGCGCTGGCGGCCCTGGTGCAAGAGATCGCCCAGTTCGTGCGGGCGACGGGACGCTTCGGCGAAGCGGCCTGGGTCAAGACCGAGAACACGCCCATCTACTCCGCCGAGCACCTGGGCGAGCTGCGGCAGTTCACCAGCGTCCTGACGCTGACGCTTCGGGTGATGACGTGAAAGAGACTTTAGGCTTCAGGCTGTAGGCGCGGCCACGGCGGCCCTCCCTACAGCCTACAGCCTATAGCCTACAGCCTATGTTTCGCATGGTGGCCAAGCAGATGTTTTTCGACCGCAAGGCGGTCACGGGCCGCGTGGACAAGGCCGCGCGGCAGGTGCTCTCGAAGTTCGGGGCGTTCGTGCGGACGGGTGCGAAGCACAGCATCCGCACGCGCAAGGCCGCCAGCGAGCCGGGCAGCCCGCCTTCGAGCCACGCGGGCCTGCTGCGGAAGCTCATCTACTTCGGCTACGACCCGTCGCGCAGGGGCGTGGTCATCGGCCCCACGCCCCTGCACGGCACGGCCGAGGCCCCGCCGCTCCTGGAGTACGGCGGCAAGGCTCGGCGGCGCGGACCCAAGGGCAGGTACGTCACCGCGACGTACAAGGCTCGCCCGTTCATGGGCCCGGCCTTCGAGCGCGAAAAGCCCAAGCTCCCGGCGATGTGGGCGAACAACGTCAAGCAATAGGAGGCCACGGACATGGCGACGTTCATTCTGGGCAAGGATGCGAAACTCTATTTCGGCGCGGCCGGCAGCACGCCCTCGACCGAGATGACCAACGTGCGGGACGTGACGCTGACCCTCGAGGCGGGCGAGGCGGACGTGACCACGCGCGCCAACTCCGGCTGGCGTGCGACCGCGCCGACGCTCCGCGAGTGCACCTGCGAGTTCGAGATGGTGTGGGACCCGGAGGACGCCGGGTTCACGGCCATCAAGAACGCCTTTTTAGCGTCGGGATTGATCGCCCTGAAGATTCTCGACAAGGCCAACGGCCAAGGGCCCGACGGCGACTTTGCGATCACCTCGTTCAGCCGCAACGAGGCGCTGGAGGAGGCCATCACCGTCAGTGTGACCGCCAAGCTGGCCGTGTTCCGTAGCTGGATCGAGGGGACCTGACATGAAGACCTTCACGGATAGCGCCGGGCGGACCTGGACGGTCGCGCTGACCATCGACGCGGCCAAGCGGGTCAAGGGCCTGCTGGACGTGAACCTCTTGGAGCTGGAGGCGGGCGACCCGCCGCTGCTGACGCGGCTGGGCACGGACGTGATCCTCTTGTGCGACGTGATCTTCGCCCTCGTCAAGCCGCAGGCCGATGCGGCCGGCGTGAGCGACCAAGAGTTCGCGGCGGCCCTTGGCGGCGATGTGGTCCTGGCGGCGCAGACGGCCTTCTACGAGGAACTCGTCGATTTTTTCCGCAAGCTGGGCCGGGGCGACCTGGCCAAGGCCGTGGACGCCCAGCGGCGGCTGATCGACCTGGCGGTGCGGCGGATCGAGACGCGAATCGAGCGGCTGGACCTGGAGGCGGCGGTCGAATCGACCCTTGGCGAACCGTCTACGAGCTCGCCGCCGTCGTCGGGGTCGACCCCGGCCCCCTGACGCTGCGGGAACTGCTGTGGATGGCGGAGGCCCGGGGCCGGGACGACTGGGCGCACACGTCGGCGATCCTCGCGTTGATCGCCAACGTGAACCGCGACCCGAAGAAGACCCGACCCTTCAAGCCCAGCGACTTCGACCCGTACGCCCGCCAGGACCGGCGGGAGCGGGTAATCGTGGACGAGGAATCGCTGGCAATCCTCAGAGAGGCCCTTGAGGGCCGGAAAGGCACATGAACATGGACGGTAACGCGATCCTCAACTGAATTTGGACGTTCCTGAACTCGGGCATCGGCTACGCCATCATCTGGGCTGGCGTCGTCGGCTTCTTCATCTTCCTGGCCAGCAGGCTCAATCCCTGGCAGGAGAAGTGGAAGCAGTACGAAGGCAGCATCATCACCGGAATCAAGCTTGCCGAGAAGCAAATCCCCGACGACACGCCAAACGCCGGCCTGGCCAAGCTCGACGCGGCCCTGCGCTTCGTGCTCAACGCCTACGCCGAAGCCAACAACGGCAAGCAGCCGTCGGCCGCGCTGCTCGAGCAGATCAAGCAGGGCATCCAGATCAAACACAGCGAACTGGACCGCTTCGGCGGGCTGTCCAAGCCCAAGGAGACGGCGTAGTGCAATGGCTGGTGGCCATACTGACGGCCTTCTTCCGCGCCCTTCTGTCGTGGGTTGCCAAGCAGTCGCGCCCCACGGCGGAAGAAGGCGGCACCGACGAGCAGACCAAGGACAAGCTGCGGGCCAAAGTCCGCAAGCATTGGGGGCAGTCATGATCCTGATGAAACGCCTGATTCCGTTCCTGTTGCCCATCCTGATCCTGACCGGCTGCGGCGGCGGTGCGCCGTTCACGCGAACCATCTACGCACCCGATGGCACGCCGGTGCGGCTGCGGAAAACGGTCAAGGACGCCAAGGTCTGGGTGAAAGACGCCGACGGCAAACCAGTTGCGGGCAAAATGGACCTGCCCGAGGGTTGGTACGCGCTGCCGGTCGACGGGGAGGATCAGCCGTGACGATCAGAAGCCGCTACATCGAGGCAAAGCCGCATCTTCAGGAAGGAGATGCCATGCCGCGCGAAATCCGGGTGGGTCAAGGTCTCTCCCGGAATGGCGGCGAACCCGTGTCGTTCGAAAAACGTCCGCGAGGTGTTCCGCGCGTGTGTGCAGACGGTCCGCACTTCCGACTCGCGGCATCGGTCAAGCAGTCGCGCAAGCAGCGCGCTGCCCACGCCCTTATGCCGGCTGTCTTCCGCAACGGCCAGATGGCGTATCTCCATCTCCCCATCGGACACCGCTTGACCCACGATAGCGCCGACGACGCCCCGCGAGTCAACGGCCACAAAGACGATTTCGGGCCCCGGCAGTTTGAAGCGTTCCCGGATGTCCCTCGCAAGGCCGATGGGACGCCACAGCACATCCCACAGCAGGCGGTCAGCCTGCGAGAGATCGCCGTCGGATGCCTCGCGCACCTGGATAGCGGGATTCGGATGCATGGCTTCAATGTACAACATGCTCTTGCGAAATGGAATCCCAGGATGAGCGCGTGGAGGCTGCCGGTGACGATCACAACCGCAATTGTGGCGCTCGTCGCGTTGGCGATCCTGGTCGACCGGAATGGACTATTGTGAGGAGGAACGATGGCCACTGCGCAGGGAGTCCGAGCTGGTCGGGCTTTCGTCGAGCTCTTCGCCGACGACAGCAAGCTCGTGCGCGGCCTGAAGCGCGCCCAGGCGAAGCTCAAGGCCTTCGGCGAGGGCGTCCGCAACATGGGCCTCAAGCTCATCGGGCTCGGTTCGGCGATGGTGGCGCCGATGTTGGCTGCCACCAAGACCTTCGCCGGCATGGGCGATTCGTTGGCCAAGAT